CGAGGGGGTTTTGCTGGTTCACAAGAATGAAACTATTGCGTGGATGTTTCACGTGAAACGCGATTTGATGTGGACTAAATTTAGGCTTAATGTTACGTTTTGTTACTTTGAATTCAATGGTGAAGAATATACCTTTTTTGTTGTAAGCCAGGGCATCAGGCGTACCTAAACTGCTAGTATTTTCAAGCCTTGTGTAAGAAATATTAGGTGTATTTTTCTTCCAGTATTGGTAAAATTTAGCCTCTGGACCCATGGTTTTTTTAACGTAACAGTTGTTTACAATTTTTTATTAACTTGACCCATTTTCCAACTGTGGCCAGTAGCTATTTCAATAACTAATCGATGGGATTCTCTAGATCCAATGATATTATTTTCAAATAAACTTATAGCTAAAATATCAAAATGTCCATCCGGAGAATGAAACTCACCTTGAGGTAACTTAACTTGTACTCTAGCATCCTGACATGTAGGTGATTTTAAAAACCTATCTAGCTGCTTAGCTAATTCTTTCGCATTTATCATTGGGTTGACTATTACGTTATGTTACGTTAAAAGTCAAGTCATGGGAGTGCCTAAAAGATTAACCGAAATGCAGCAAAAATTTGCCAACTTATTAATAATTAATGAGGGTAGGAAAAGTGCTTATGAGTGTGCTATTGAAGCAGGTTATGAGAAGGACCGGGCAAGAATTACAGCATCAGAATTACAGAACCCACAAAAATATCCACTGGTTGTAAAATACATTGGAGAGTTAAGAGAAGAGAATCAAAAAAAATATGGCATTGATTTTGATAGTCATATTACAGAATTAGGAAGACTCAGGGATGAAGCAAGAAAATCAAAAGCATGGTCCGCAGGTATAAATGCAGAAGTTGCTAGAGGTAAGGCAGGTGGTTTATATGTTGAGCAAAAAATGATTTTAACAGGTAAGATAGAGAGTACAAACAAAGAAGAGATGAGAAGAGAACTTGCCTCAATACTAAATGAATACTCACCCTTAATGGATGAAGGCAAAACAAGTAAGCCTTCTTCTAAAATGAAAAAAGTTAATTAAGTTTTTTTATAGATTCAATAACAGCAGTTGGGATTATAGTTGTGTTACCAATATTATCAAACGTAGGTTTGTCTTTTGTTTTAATGTAGTCTGTAAATATTCTAGTCACTCCATTTTTTTGACTAACAAGATAACCCTTTGATACACAGACAGGTAGTTTTTCTTTATTCAAAGATTTAGTATCTGACCAGCCAGCATCGCCTTCAATATCAAGCCACTCTATTTCAACAAATGGATATTTAGTAATATCATTACCCAAAGTTTTTAAATTTAGAGGTATAGTCTTTTTACTTTTGTTTTTTCTTTTTTTCTTCTTAGGCATAAGACTCATATAGCACTACCCCTATAGGTTTTCCAGAATTTTAAATGCAAAAATCAAATCCAAAGTATCCGCGCGGCCCCTATGCTCTAAAAACGTTGGTATTACTCACTGATCCCCTGACCCCCTGATCCCTTCTCTTTTTCTAAAGGGTTTTGCCTAATTTAACAATACCCAGAAACCTATAGGCAGGTGATGAACCGCATAAAACCTCACTTTTTAATTGTGGCAATGCTGCCTTATTTAGATAGTTTAGAATCATTATAGTATTTATCAACTCTCTCTAGGAATTTATGTTGATATGAGATAAATTCTTTACCTTTTACTTGAAACTTTTGGAAATAATTGTCTGGTGTACACATCAGTATGACACCTTGAGTAATTTCTGTATCATACACCTGATTGTGGGCCATAGCATATGCCCCCAACTGCATAAAATAATCATCAATCCATTCTTTACGTTTTGGTTTATTAGATTGCTTGAAGTCAACTATAGAATCCTCGTAGTCATACACCCCAACAAGATCAGTTGCGCCTGCGTACAGACCCGGGTAATATAGGGTAACCTCACTGCCCCATATCTCAGACATGTCGCATAAACCCTTATTAATAATCACATCAGCCATAGCTTTTGCAACCTTACCCTCATCAGTTAGATCTAAATGACCTTGACCTAAAACATATTTCTCTAAATGATTGTGCATGTTAGTGCCCCTGCTGGCCGCTTGATCCCTGACTCTATCCGCTTGTAGCTCTCCGACCTTGGCCTGCCACCTGGCTAATGATGCTTTCTTCTCTTCAGATTGAGTAGCACCTAATATCGTAGTCACACTAGGTAATTTTTTACCTGTAATTTCGTAATGTCTTCTTCCCTCAATAGAGGTCCGCATAGATGCTGGGTACTCGAATTGTTTATTCCATTTAAAACTCAATTCCAATTACCAATCCTTTCTTACCTGACTTCTCAATAGCAGGAGTTATAAACCAATTATTTTTTTTATACCTTATCATAGGTACAACATCATTGTAAGTATAACCGGTTACAAGTCCTAACTCCCAACCATCTTTTTCTATACCAACGTACGCAGATATTTTATCTTCACTATTGTAGTAAACACCTGATATTAAAGAATCTTTTTGACACCTCGCATGCGGGTGAATACTGTTGTAGTCACCCTCTAAGCCTATATGCATAGAGAGTGCTAACATCAAAGAAAGACAGCTCACAATATAAGACCAAGAATCAATCCCGCACAAAAAACAATTTTATACGGATGATCAATCCAAAGTATCTCTAGCTTATGTCTTATTTCATTTATTATTTTCATATATTAATTTAGTGTATAATCTTTTTCAAAATCTCTATCTTTAGTAAATTGAATAAGATTCATCCTTTTATTTTTATCTCTTAAACCACTATTATAGATGTTATCAAATTGTAATATATAATCATCACTATTATTAGCAGCTAAAAGTTTAGCAGCTTTAGTTTTCAAAGCAGTTTTAAATCTTTGAAAGTCATATTTAGGATGTCTCTTCATAATAGAAAAGGCTCTAATGAAAGGTCTTTTAAAAGAATTTCCTTCATTAAAAACATTATTTATATAAGCCATTTGAACCATATGGTCATCAAAATTAGCAATACCTCCAGCTGGAATTTTAAAATTACCAAGTTTAAATTTATCGGTAATAGTTTTATGTGAAGTAGCTTTTCCCAATAATAAATAATGGGTTTCACACACTGGCAATCCATATTGTTGCATCTTAGATTTTACTATTTTGTAGTCTTGTTTATTCATGGTGCAATGGAAGTCTAAAAAATTATTTAAATTCCAATTCTTTCTTCCTGCATTGTATATAGCCATATCTAAGGCATCATCAGACTCTACGACAACGTAGTAAATATCTAAACCCAATTCTTTCCTGGCTTCAAATGTATGGTGTCCTTCTCTAATACGAAAAAAACCTTCTTTTTCTTGACATACAAAAATAGGTATTTTTAAATCTCTTGCAGCAATTGATTTCTTAATAGCTTTTACATGCGCAGGATCTATGTTTCTATTCCCTTTTGTTTTTCTAAATTGAGAGTAGTTTTTTGTTATAAACTCTCGGTCTGCTTTTTTATCGTGGTTTCTCATCTTTATCCTTTTGTTATTGTTGTTATTGCTTTCGTGCGTCCCTTATAGTCCCTAATTTGTTTGATGTCAATCATTTATATTCTTAATGTTTTTATACTCATCAAAGTTAACTATATTATCTCTACCTATTGTAGAGTAATGCTCTATCACTTGCTGTATCTTATCTAGTTTTACATGTGCAAACGGCCATAGAATGCAACAGACATGATATGCATCTCTAAATACACAACGCCATCTATACTGCATTTTGTGTCCATTCTTACGTGGTTTTTTATTAAGCGTGCCGCAACCTACAACTTCAGTAAGCCATACTAAAACACTGCGATCAGTCATTGCAATCTCCATAGAAATACGCCAGCAATTGTATTTCTTAACTTGATTGCCTCTCTTCTTACGTTCATAGTATTTTTTATAAGTAATGGTCCCTTCACCATCAAACAAACCAGCAATGTATGCTGCATCTGCTTCTCTCATTGTTTTGCTTTCTGTTGTGCAATCCAAATTGCTTCTTCTACTTTATTTTTAAAACCTCTAGGCACTCTATGTTTTTCTTTCTGTATAACTTTTTTGCCTCCGGTGTGAGAAAACTCATGCTGGTCCCTTGACGCATGATCCTGGTCTCTTATCTCTACGTCAACGCCTTCTTCATTAGCTTCTGTCCAGTGTTTATTTTTAGTTATTCTTCTCACTGTGTAGGTTTTAGTATTTTATATTTTTCAAAGTATTCATCATATTCTTTATCTTTTACTTCTCCCTCAGAATTACACACAACACACTGCATGACATCATCGTTTTTGTTAACGGACTCTTTTACCCTGATGAATCCGTTGCCAAAACAATTAGGACAGATCTTTTTTTGTTCCGTCATCTTTATTTTCTGTATTTTTTACTAATTTTAATGAAGCTAAGGTTGCAATTATACTTGCTACTTCTCCATATGGTCTAGACCATAAATAAGATAAAATTTGTTTTCTATTTTCTTCTGTTAAATTAAACATTATTTATTCTCCTTTATTTTGCCATTCATCTTTTTTGCTTTTTCGTTTGTAATAGATTCTACTGTTTTTGAGATAGAGAGCTTTGCATCTGGTAACAATACCTTCGACAACTTCTCTAAAGTAGAGTATGTTTCATGTGTTAATGAAACGTTCCTATATTTAGTTATATCAGTCATAATTTTCTTTCATTAGTTATTTGATTTATTATGTAGGATAATTTTAATGGATTGTCAATGATAAAAGTTTTTTTATTTATGTATATTTGCAGCACTATTCCAGGTAATGAGTGTCGATTAGTTCCAACAGAAATTAATCAGTTTAAAGACATGTATGACTGCACTATATCTGGCTATCAACAATCAGAAAAATTAATATTTAGTCTACCTAGAGATTTTGTAAACCAGCAAGGGGCACATACTAAATTTTTGTGCCAAGAACAACATGTAATTTAGTTACAAACACAACCAAAAAATATTTTATTATCGCTTGTAAATTTTTCTCGAAGTATATCACACAAACTAAAACAATCTACAGTTTCTGGTCTTACTGCACCTTCAAACATTATTTTTGTTACAGGATACAAATAATATAAACCATCTTGTAAAACTATTATGTCCATTATCCAAAAATATTTATGATATGATTTTTTTTCTTTTTTTTATAATCTACAGATTTTTCACCATGGCTTGTACCCAGCTTTATTATTTTACTAAGGTTAGGTGCTACTAGTTCTACTTCAACACCATATCTTTTCCATGCTTTTTTCATTAAATTTAACTCCAATACAAAGGTAGACCACTGGCTTTGTGATGTACCTTTTACTTTTAATGAAATTGTTTTCATTTTTTTAACCTTTTCATTTCTTCATACATTTTTTGTAGTTT